TAACAGCTTGACCTGTTACTAATGTCCTGGAAGTTGTAAATACAATGGTAGTATTATTAGTTCCCGTTGTGGCAAGATCAGTAAATCCTAAAAATTGTTCAGTAGTAAGATTCCAATCTGTATTAGGAGATGCTGTAGTAGATGCTATGGAAACATCTGTATGAACAATATTTAATTGAATATCTTCATCAAAGAATGCCCCACCAGATATTAAAGTTTGAGCTCTACCAAAGTTATCATTAGTATTACCTGATAAATTAGTTAATCCATTATATTGATTAAAAAGAAGACCTGTCTTATAAATAGCTCCTTGAGCATGATTTCTTGCATGATTAAAAATATCACGTCCTGCTGTATGTCGTTCTTCTCCAATCCAAGTAATATCGCCAGCAGTTGCATTATAATAGAAATTCCATAATAAGACATCAGGATCATAGATAACCCAAGGAATTTGAGACAAGCTCATAACAGGTGAAGAAACATCGGTAGTTGTTTGATTTATATAGAAAAACCAGATCCCTTCTGCTGCTGTAGCATATTTAGTATATGCAGGTAATTCTGTTGCTGTTACAGTAAATTTCTTTCCGTTTATATAGTAACTAAAAGATGTATTCGCTCCTACAAAGGAAACCGTAGCTATTACATTTCCGCTAGAAGTGCTAACTGTAACCTTAAATTTACCTCTTTCAGAATAAGGAATCCCTGTCGCCATCTTTAGATCTGTACCATATTCCACAAAATCCCTGGATAGATCACTTATAGTAACATCTGTCCAAGTTGGACTATTTGCTTGATTTATAGCTTGATCTGAATGATAATATGGAGCAGTATTTAGATTTGTAGTATTATTATGAACTATAGTTCCACCAGTAGATGTATTATGGTGATCATGCGTTGCATTTTGGAAACTAGCTATTGTTGGAGTAATTAATGTCTTATTTGATAAAATCTGAGAGTCTGTGGTTCCCACTACGTTTCCAGATACACCATGAATTCCGGTAGAACTAGAAATATGAGAATCGATCTGATTATGTGTATTTGTTCCCTTATTTGTCAAATTAACATGATCAAGAACTCCACCAGTAGACGTATTGTGATGGTCATGTGTTGCATTCTGGAAACTGGCTATCGTTGGAGTAGTTAATGTCTTATTAGATAAAACTTGAGAATCTGTGGTTCCCACTACTGCTCCAAATATTCCATGTACTCCTGTTGAACTAGAAATATGACCATCAATCTGATCATGAGTATTTGTTCCAATATTTGTTAAATTAAAATGATCTATAGTTCCACCAGTAGATGTATTATGATGATCATGCGTTGCATTTTCAAAACTAGCTATCGTTGGAGTAATTAATGTCTTATTTGATAAAATCTGAGAGTCTGTAGTTCCCACTACGTTTCCAGATACACCATGAATTCCGGTAGAACTAGAAATATGACTATCAATTTGACTGTGAGTATTTGTTCCTTTATTTGTTAAATTGACATGATCGAGAACCCCACCCGTAGACGTATTATGGTGATCATGCGTTGAATATTGAAAACTATCTATAAGAGGAGTTATTAATTGAGGACTATTATTATATACTAATGATCCTGTTCCTGTTTTATAAGTATCCAGAACAATATTTCCAGAAGCATCAGGAATTGATAAAATTCTTGTTGTTGATGGACTAATATTAGACAATTGAAATTCTAATATTTTTGTAGGATCTCCATTATCATATATTTGGAAAAAAGCATCACTAAATACTGGAACTGTACTTCCTCCTCCTCCCCCACTACCTGCAGTTCCTTCTATTTGTGTACTTCTCCAATCTACGAAATCAACTCCAGTATCAACTGTTCTTATTCTACCCTTTACAGAATTAGTATAACCAGAAGAAGTTTGAAAAATAAAAGTAGCAATAGCTTTAAGTTCATTGGTTGCAGCTCCAATCATTCTTGCATTAACTAGTTCTGTTTGTGCTCCCAATCGTGCTGCAGGTAAGGAACTATACTGAGTTTGTCCTACATAAGAAAAAAGTCTATCAGAACTAGTATTACTATGTATTGCTATTATATGATAACAAACAAAATATCCATTAGTAGCCTCAGCTAGAATATAGTTACTACCACTTGAAGTAACATATACAATTTTTCCTGTACTACCAGTTAATACACTAAATCCAGAATTACTGCTACGTCTTAATGTTGGAATTGTTGTGGTCCCTGATAAATAAATTATAGGTAATCCTGTACTAGCTAAAACAGCTGGAATAGAAAAAGTTAAATCCTCATCAGCAACATATCCACCATCTATTCCAAATTGTGCATGACTATCTAAGGAGCCATCACCATCAGCAGTAATAGTATTTGGAGTTAAACCGCTTAAATAACGGCATCTTAATACATTATGCAGATAAGCATGAGTAATTGAATCCATGCCAACTTTATGTAATTCATTCATAAGATATATATGTATCTTATTCGTTGCATCCCAATAAACATATGCCACAGTTGGACAAGTTTGAATAATACCAGTTACTTGACTATTATCTGGATTTTTAAGATATTGCAATGCTCCTGAATCATAATATATTATAAAAAATCCTTCTTCATCAGGAATTTGTATTGAATCAGAAGTCTTTTCATATTTGTCGCCATATTGATAGAATGCATAAGATGTTCCAACTGGAGTTATTGTTAATGTCCTGGCAGGTGAAGAATCTGTAAAAGCAATATTAGCAAGCTCATCTCTACTGAATCCTATATTTACACTTTGCTCAACAGAGAATTCTGTAGTATTTATATCAACTACTATAGATCCTGCTGAACTATCTATAATTTTAACTGCACCAATTTGTGTTATAAAAGCTCCACCAGTAGGAGGTATGCTTGTCATTAAACCATCAGTAGTACTAAGATATAATATTTCTCCTGAAGTATAAGAAGTTGTATCTAATCCTCCAACTTCTCCAAATTTAGTTACATATCCTGTTGAACCATGATGAATATCTTCAGTAACAACTCCAACCAAACGACATTTATTCTTTTCGGAAGCATTAGCAAGACCAATTAGAACATTTGTCCCAGTAGTCCCTGATGGATAAACTACTGACCCATTTGGTATTGTGAATCCTGTTTCATTTTTTACTCTTATAAGACTTTCTTGTCCTATATTTAATGTAACATCAGATGCTTCATTATAGTAAGAGAGAGCATGCTTAGTTTTATCATAAAATAATTTACCTTCTTCATGAGAAGGATTAATTAAAGTAGTATCAAATTGAATAAGATCAACTTGTGAATCAATTAAAGTTTTATTTGATAAAACTTGAGAATCTGTAGTTCCTACTACTGCTCCAGATATTCCATGTACTCCAGATGAATTGGAAATATGTGAATCAATTTGACTGTGAGTATTTGTTCCTTTACTTATTAAATTAATATGATCAATTAATCCACCTGTAGATGTATTGTGATGATCATGATTTGCATTCTCAAAACTAGCTATCGTTGGTGTTATTAAAGTTTTATTTGAAAGAGTCTGAGATTCAATAGTATCTACTATTATTCCTGTAGTTCCATGAATTCCTGTAGAACTATTAATATGAAAATCTATTTGATCATGTGTATAAATACCTTTACTGGTAAGATCTGTATGATCTATAGTTCCACCAGTTGAAGTATTATGATGATCATGTATTGCATTTTGAAAACTGGCTATCGTTGGAGTAGTTAATGTCTTATTAGATAAAACTTGAGAATCTGTGGTTCCAACAAGTTCTCCTGTTACTCCATGAATTCCAGTAGAACTAGAAATATGATCTTGAACAGTTAATCCAGCAGAAGTTAATATATTAGAAGCTCTATGTCTTCCACCAATATTGTTCAAATGTTTTATTATAGTATCCATTTCAATCCTATGATAAGATAATAGTAACTACTCTATAATTTGGTGCTGTCCCAGCATATATAAAAGTTTCAGTCATAGATTTCCCTAAAATTGCTGAACTATGCACAATTGTATTTATACGCTCATTTACTGTTCCAGCATCTAAATAAGTAAATGTCTGTGTATAATCAGGAGCAGATTGAACATCATCAATTATATCTATAAATATTTGCAAACTATCTGATGCATTCATTGCAACAGTATCATAAACAAGTGTTATAACATCATTTGTTATTGATCCACCTAGATTAGGATCTGCAAAAGAATAAATAATAGTATTAGCTGTTACATTTGTAATCAGCAATATCTGTTCTAATTTAAGATAAGTTGAAAATCCTGTTGTTAGAGTAATCTGTCTTGTTGCAGGATTAAATGTATATGAACCAAAGTCACTTCCAATTAATTTCTTCATACCTTTATCCCAAGGCAATTGCCATTGCGACTGCAAAAGTTTTTATATTATTAAATTGTGTCTGTACATTTGATGTTACTCCAGACATATATCCTATTTCGGTTTTAGTAGTTACGGAACTTTCTAAATTTTTAGAAGTATCTGTAACAACTGCTCTATCTTCAGTCAATCCAGTAAGAGTAATAGATCCAATATTTAAAGATGAAGCATTTATAGTACCACCAACACCAAGACCACCAGTAACTACCAGAGCTCCCGTTGAGGTACTATTTGAAATAGTTGAATCTGTTATTTTTACTTGATCTGAAAATGATTTATGAGAAAGTATTTGGAGATCAGTTGTACCAACTATCCCTCCAGTTATACCATGAACTCCTGTCGAACTCAAGATGTGACTATCAATCTGATTATGAGTATTTGTTCCTTTACTTATTAAATTAATATGATCAATTAATCCACCCGTAGATGTATTATGATGATCATGATTTGCATCTTGGAAATTAGATATTATAGGAATTATTAATGTTTTATTCTCCAATACTTGAGAATCTATAGTTCCAACAATTGTTCCTGTTACACCATGAATTCCAGTAGAACTTATATCATGAGCTTTGAGAGCTCCATCAAGAGTACTTGCTTTAGAAAGAAGAGTGCTATCAATAGAGATATAATTTGTATTTGATATATCTGAATCAGGACCTAAAGCAGAATCAAGTTTATGAATATTACTATTTATTGTTCCAGTAAGTGTTATAGAATTATTTGTTCTGCTTTGTGGTATAGGAAAAGAACCAGCATAAATATCAATTTTATCAATAGCAGTTCTTAGAGAGTCATTATTTACAATATGATTTTCTTCAGTATATTGAGGAAGATGTAAACCAAGGATCTTTCCTATAAAATCATTTTGATAAATATCTTCTTGAGATCCACCTTCAGCATCCAAAAGTCTTTCCCAACCAGTATTAGGATTACTGGTTTTATGCCAAAGGTCTCCAGTTGCAGTCCTAATATAAAGAGAACCAAGAGGAGCTGGTATTCCTGTTGAAGTTGTAGGATCTATGTCTCCATAAATAATATAAACTTTATCATCAACATTAAATCCTTTTTTTACTGCAAAGTACTGAAGGCTCATTATACTCTTACCCTAGTAAAATTAATATTTAACGCTTGAGGTTCATTGTTTTTAATATTAAGCATTAAAGAAGTTCCATCCGTTGAAACATCTACATCAAAATCAAGGATAGTACCAGTAAGACCATACATTGTACAATAAGCTTGACCATTAGCTTCAAGAGCAACAACTTCACCCATAACCGTTCCTGGAGTACCTCTAAGAATAAGATGCCATTTTACTGCGTGTGTGGTTGTAAGACCAACAGTATCTATAACTTCAGTATTTCCAGGATCTACTGCAAAATGACCTCGGTAATCAACATCAAGAGGACCATATGGAGGAACAAGTTCATTATTAAGTTCTGCTGCGGGATATTCATATTCTCCAATAATATTTGGATCATAATATCCTGGAGGAACTTCTCCAGAGACACCACTACTAGTTTCAATTATAACATGTCTAATCATTCCAATTTGATCAAAGTTAGTAAAGGTATATTCCACAAAGGCATTCATTGTTAAATTAAGAATATATATCATAGAAGTTTTTGAAGAATCAGCAACTTCTGATTCTCCAGAAAATCCTATTTTAGTTGAATTTGGAACAATACTAAATTGATTTCCATCTTTTAAAGTATAATAGTATTGCCATCTGTAATAATGAGTAAAACATAAACTCACGAGTTCAGCAAATTTCATTCTATCTTCTGTAGTAAGAGCTAAGATAGAAATATTAATAGGAACATTATAAGCACCTCCATAGACCTCAACTGTTTGTTTACTTGTTGAAGTTCCAAGAACTTTATAACCTATAAGATTATCAGCTCCTATATACATCTTTTTCTCTTCAGCACCATCTCCAATACTAACAATAATAAGTGGAATTTTTCTTTCTGTATAAGGAAAATCCTGAGTTATAAATATCTTTTCCAAATCAGAAGTATTCTGAATTTCAAGAATTTCAGGAGCGGATAAAGAATATAATTTTACCATATTACTAAAAAAATTCTTTAAAATAGAAACAACAACATCTTTAGTTTGTCGTTGGACTTTATAGAATCCAAAATTAATAATAGGAGAACCAATATTCTCAGGTGTAAAATGAGTGTTGAATCCCACGGAGATATTTCCTTAAATTGACTTTTTTAAATCTTCTTGATTAATAACAAGACAAATTATCCTTTTAGTATAATCCTCCAATTTAAATTCAGCTAATTGAAAATATTTACATTTTCTATTTCCTAGAGCACATACAGGATTATCGTTCATGTCTCTAAGATAGTCATCTTTTCTACCTACAGCTGGACATTTAACTGGATAAACCTGAGGTCCCTCCTGTGTACATGAAATAGAAGCTAGAAGTACCTCTACTTCAGCAGTTTTTATAAGATCATCCAGTGATTTTATGTTCTCGAATGACATTATTTTTCCTCTTTAGCGGATTTACTTTCTCTACCAAAGTCTTTTATCATACCAGTTGTTTGTAGTTGAGGGTATAATTTCTTTGTATTTAACCAATTTCTGAATGTCCCAGTTTGCTGAAATGTATTTGCTGCAAGTTCTGGATTTTGATTTGAAGGATTCACAACTTCTTGTTGAGTTCCAGGAGCAGTTTGACTTGTATTTGCTGCCAATTCAGCAGATTGCTCAGTGGGATTTACAACTTCAGTTTTTGTACCTGGGGCAGTTTGTTGAATTTTAGAAGCTGTTTGTTGTTCTGGAGTAAGAGTTTGAGCTTTCTTCATATGAAGATTAGGATCATCCACTTCAACAGCAACGAGGTATACAGATTTTTTACCATCTTCTCCTGCTTTTTCTTTTAAAGTCCAATATTTGGAAGCTACTTTATCTCTAAAGAGATTTGCTCCAATTCTATCAAAAGCTTGACGTAATCCAGGAGTGAATTTTATTTTATCTTTATCTGTAATCATAGGAGGAAGTAATTCTGATCTTCCTTCGCTAACTTTGAATTCTTTAGCAAAAGCTTCTCCTCCACCATAAGTTCTTTTTCTATTTTGATTAGCAAAATTAACACCATAGAAAGGACAACCACCTTCATTTCCTTTGGACATACCAAATTCTTTTATCATAGTATCTTTGCTTTTTAAAGCTTCACTGGCTTCTTTTATTTCTGAAGCTTCTTTGATAGAGATATCTTCTCCAATATCAAAAGATATTTGATTGCTAATATCTTCTACAGAAAGACCTGCCTCATTCCAAGTTCTCAGTGCTTCATCAAAATCAAGATCAGCAGCTGCATATTTTCTAGAAAGTATCTTAAGATCCATTATTAGTTCTCCTTAAAAACATATTTTTTCTGATCAGAATTTTCAGGTATTACTACCTCTTCCCCTTGTGGTGCTTTTAAATTATATAATTTAGTCTCTCCATAATTTCCTTTAATTCCCTCTGGAGGATTGACTTTGTATGGTTGACTTTTTGTATCCTGTTCTATTGAATCTATTGGAGTTTTTCCTGGTTTAGGATCTTTTATAACCAATTTAGACATTGGAATCAAACTTGGTGCTACACCAGTTTCATTAAAATCAGTAAGATGAGTAGTTTTCTCTCCTTCTGGTTCTTGTGTCTGTGTCCTTTCTGCTTTTTTAAGCAGTTCATTAATTGATTTTATTCCAACAAAATCCATTTACATACCCGAACGTACTTTATCATCTGGTCTAGTAGGTTTACTAGGTGTTGTCATAACTTTAGGCTCATCTATTAAATCAGAAGTTCCTGGTTTAGAAAGAGATGGTTCTTTCTTTTTGGGGAAATCCGCTGGACTAGTTTCTTCAGTAGTACTAGACACTTGTTCAATAATAGCTCTTTTTAAAAGATCGTCTATATTTTTAAAATCAGAGAAATTCATTATTATCTTCCTTGTGCTTGCTGTTGTTGGTATGCTTCCCATAATTTTTGCTGTCTCTTTGCAGCTTCTGCTTTTTGTACAGCATTAGGATCGGAAGATTGAAATGTTCCTTGTCCTTTAGAAACATCTTCTGTTCTCTGCTTCATTTTGTTTTTTAAATCCTCAACAGGATTTGACATCGGAATCGCATTACTTACTGTAGGATTTGATTCAGAATCTTTCTGTTCTGTTTCTATTAATTGAGCTCTTCTACTTTCTCTTCCATAGTCCCTAATCATAACAAAACCTCTTACAAAAGATAATGAGCAATCTTCAAGACATCATGACCATCACGGATAAGTTGTGATTCAAAGCCACGATGTAGAATTTGAGTAGATTTTCCATATGTATATTTAATTAAATTCGTTGTTTCAAATAATTGATTTTCCCAAGTTCCTGTCATAAATTTAAGAACATCCGCATTTTCAATATCAGTATCTGGAAGAGTTCTCCATTTTATTGGAAAACGAGTTACCCAACCACCACCTTGAGCACTTCCTTCCACTACTTGAGAAACCTGATCTCTAGACGCAAGAAAAGCAGGAACTGTTATATTACTAAATCTTGGATCAATATCACAAAGATTAAGCATATTTCTATATCTAAATCTCAATGAATTCCATCTTGCAGATGGAGAAGTTGTAATTCTTTTTCTTAAAGTTATTCTGAATCTAATAAATCCAGTAGATGTAGGTAATACAAGAGCTGCTTGTTTGTTTGCAATAGGAGAATCAGTATATGCTGTTGTTGTTAAAGGTATCCAGGTAATATCATCAGTTGTATATAAATAATCTATTCTATTTTCTGCAGCATTAGTAGTATCATTCATTAAGACATAATCAACAGATTTAAATTTATCAAAAGTAATCTTTTCTGTTGTTAATGTTCCATTTAAGGAAACACCGGAAAGAAAATAATTACTTTTTCTATCTCCTCCAATGATAAGATCATTTGTACTACGAGTGAGAGTAGAAGGAGTACTAAAAATATGTTCTCTATAACCATATCTTTGATAACCTCCTCCTTTTCCATCAACATCTAAGATGCCAGTACCACCACAAAGAAAATGAAATCTATCTGGTTGAGCTGCTGTAATATCTGAACTACCACCACCATCTGTAGGAGTAGACCAACAATAACATTTAAGAGCACCAGAAGGAAAAGTTCCTGTAGGTGTTATTGCTGAGTTTCTCCAAGAAATACAAGGACTTCCATATGCCCAAAGTAGAGCAACATTCCGTTGAAGTACTCGATTAAAGATTTGGAATTTATCAAAAACTCCTTTTATATCTGGAACTCTTGGTTGTGCCCAACGCATTTAAATTCTCCATATTGAATAAAGTAATTTTTTATTCATCATAATTACCAATCAGGATTCTGACCTGTATCCGGAGTTATTGGATCATTATTAATAGGTAATGCCGTTGAACCAAAGAGACCTGTAGAAGAAAGTGCAGGTACTCTTATTTTTTCTCTAAAACCAAGACAATTTATAGTAATTATAAACTCTATATTTTGAATAAGTGATAATTCAAATTCTCCACTGGAAGTTGTATATGCTTGAACAGGGACTGGAATAATTGCAATACCACTAGATGTTGTTGCAGGAGAAACTGCAGGTACAGCATAAACTAGAGCACTTTCAATAGGTTGTCCATCACTATATAGAATTGTTCCTTTTACTTTGCAAAGATCCATCTGAATCCTCGTTCACATAATTTATCACAAGAGCCCTCATAATACCATAAAGAGAAAACCCTTCGGAATAAGCTTTCTCTTTAAGTTTTTTATAAATAGGAAAAGGAACTGTAAAATTTAACCACTTTGAGGTTCCTTCTTCTCTTCTACTTTTTTCGTAGTGTCTAGCCATAATCTCACTTTATTTTGCAGAGTATCTTTTCTTAAATAAACTAAAGAGTCCTCTATAGTCTTCAAAGCAGTTGTTAATACAGCCACTTGATTTAAGAGTTCCTGCAGAGCAGGATCTAGATTAATAACTCCACTACTTGTTGTTTCTTGATACATTTGCCATTCCCAGTAATGTTCTACGAACTGATTCGTATTTTATAACTTCAACCTGGGATTCTCCATTTCTTAATTTAAAATCTAACTCTTGACACTTCTCAGGATCTTCAAAAATCCAAGACTTTGTAGGTAAATCATATTCAGATGCAAACTTAACACCATTATATGCTATAAATGTTGCAGAAACAAGGTCTTTCGTTGAGAATTTATCAGTATGATTCATATCAATCTCCATTTCTTTTATCTATAAGGATCTTTCTGCTTAGATGACCAAGAATGATTTGGTGGCATGGAAGCAGGAATTGGTTTACTAAATTGTGTTAAGTACGTCTTTTGATCTGTCTGTCTTCTGTTTATATTCTCTCCAATTGTTGAAAAATTATTCTCTTTAGAAAAAGGAGTATCAATATCCATTTTACGATAAGACATTGAATTTAATTCCTTTTGTATTTGATCTTTTGTTAATGGTATAATACGTAATCCTCTATACATATATTGAGGATATTGTATCAATCCATTTAAAACAGCAATTTGAATAGTAAAATCATATCTGCTTCCTTCTCGAGCAACTTTGACATTAACCGAGACTAATGCATCTGCAACAGTACCATCATCAAATTGTCTGCTTACTTGAGATGCTAAAAAAGTATATTCTGGAATTTCTTCAAAAAGATCAGGAAGAAATTTATCAAGAACTTCAGTAACCATTCCATAAAGTTTATCTCTATAAACTCCTTCTGAATCATAAGCATCCCGAATAGGAATTTTTCTATCTCTCAGATCCTTAATTACACTTTGAAGTTCTTCAATATTCGTATGTACATATTCTTCTAATTTCTGGAATCTAACATCATCTTTAAGATCTTCGACAGAATCTTGTAATTTAGAAATCATTTCAGAAAGAACTTCTAATTGTTCATCTTCTTCTTTTCCTCCTGCCAGAACTTCAGGCTTTGGACCTGGAGGAGGTGGAGGAGGACCTCCTGCTAGATCTGTTGGAGCACCACCCATTGGAGGTGGACCTTCTAGTCCAGGCATAGGTCCTGGTGGTGGAATTGGTGGTCCACCTGCAGGACTTCCTACAGGTCCTCCTGGAGCAGCACCGGCTCCACCTGCTGGAGCAACATCAGGTATATTTAAAGGAGCAGCACGTCTAATCCGTGTCTTCTGACCTTCATCACTAATGAAGTCTTCAACATTAATAGTGTTAAAAATATTACTAAGATAACCTACTTGAATTTCTTTATCTCTATTTTCTTTAGACATGCTAATCCTCCAATGGAATCAAGCCATTGTAATAAGACATTTTAAATGTCTTATTTCTTATGATATATCACCAGGAACAATCCAGTTTTCGCCATCACCAGCTTGTGCAGCATAATTGTAATAAATTACAGAACCTGCTGTTACACCTACAAAAGGAACTGTAGTGTGTAAAAATTTATATCCTTCAACAGCTTGACCGCTTCTCTGAATTTGATAAACAATAGCTGAACTGATATCTTCATTTACAAAACCAACTACTCCACTATATAATGCTACTGCCATTTTAATCCTCCTCTATAAGAGACTATATTCCTTTCTCTTCATTTGTATTTTCTTCAGATTTTTTAAATGTAATTATACCTTTATCTTGGTTTAGAGCAACATGAACTTCCTCCACATTGTCAATTTTATTAGCAGATGCTACTTTAGAAATAACATCTTCTAACTTTTTGTAGTCTTCTTTTTCAAGAGAAACTGTATTACTATTAATTTTCATACTGACCTTCCTTCTAATTTATTAAGTATAGAATCAATATTATAAGTATCTACTGATCCTTCAAACCATTCCTTTTGGCCTTTTCTGATACAAGGCTTAAACCATTGTTTCTTTAATTCTGTTTGAACATACCCTTCAAATTTTTTATTTGGTACTTTCCAATAACCACAAATTACTACATCAGGATTGTGAGAAACATATTGTCTTAAACGATCTCTAGGATTCTCACTAAAGGTACAACCTACTTTAAATTTTGTGTTGTCCTTGTCCCTAACTAGATATAAATAATATCTTTTTTCATTCATAATTATAATGGTACATTACCTTGAGCACCAAATCCCATGATGGATGTATAAGCCAACTGACCACCATAAGAAACATTATTAAGGAGAGTTCCCCAAATACCATAAGCAGCCCAAGGAACAGTTCCAACTCCAACGCCAGCATGATTTGCATAATTCCATTTGAATTGAGCTTTCATCTCTTTATATTGAGTTAATAAAGCATCATGCCATCCTTTAAGATGTGTTGCTCTATCAAAAGTTATACTCAATCCAGATTCTGACGCTTGGAAATGGATATCAACTTCAAGGATTCCAACAGCAATAAGACAACGAATTAACGTTCCAAGAACTATTAATTCTACCATATCATATGGAATTCCTTGAACAGCAGTATAAGGATTAGTAAATACATCAGCAGTACTTGACATAAAGGATGGCCAAAATGAAGTCATAGGAGAAGATGCATTTAGTTCAACGATAGCACCCTCCATCATAAGACCTATTTCACCAATAGTCATCTTCTTTTCAAATCCACCGGCAAAAGAAACTACTCCATTTTCTCCAACACTGTTTGTAGTATCAACAGTGAATCCTGGATTTGGATAGCGTCTTCGTACTAAATCCAATCGTATCAAGACATTTTGAAGAATAACATATTCTTGATAGGACATGACTCTAAATAAAGACGGTTTCATTGTACTATAACTAGCAAGAGGATCTAGATAAGATGGATATAAATCAGAATTATTAACATCGAAATAAACACCTGAAGATGTTAAATAAGTGAGAGATCTCCACCCATAGTAATCTTCAATCAAACCTAAAGCATAGGAGGCCCCTGTTGATGTGTCATAAATTACATAAGGAACAACATCTGCAGTGGAGATCTCTCGAGTTGCGAATCTGATTCCTGTCTGAGTCCTTGTAAGTGTATCTACTAATCTTAACATGGCCTTTACATTATTGTCATTTTTTCTACGATAGCTGCCTTTATATCGTGATTCTTCTGTACAACTGGATTTCCAAGAATCTCATTAAGCTCTTCTTCTGAAAGAGCTTCTGCCATAATCCATTGAATAAATTCTACTGGAGCTATTCCAAATTTTGAAATCTCAGGATCAGGATCAAAAGCCAATCTTAACTTTTCCAATTTAGCTAAGATCATAGGTCTGGTACGTGGAACATCTTGTGGCACTGCTGGATTTTGAAATGGAGAATTTGCTGGCTGTTGTGTCTGCATTTGCCTTATACTATCTTGACGTTTAACCGTCTCAATCTTTTTACGCATCACAGCAGCTTTTTCCAATTCTTCCAAATATTCCCTTTGAGTTAATCGAGTAAGCCACGCAGGAGTTTCTACAGTTCCCTGCAATGTTCTTTTAAGTTCTTTAGATCTGCTAAGATCTTCAATATCAGCAGAATGTAAAAGGTCACAAACTTGACCTTGTTTTATCACTATTTCCAGATCGGAAAGAGCGACAATTCCATTCGAGATATTTTTTACATAATAAGTCTCATTTCCAAGTTCATCCCTATATGAACTTGAAGCAACCGTTGGTGCTAGAGGCATCCCAGATCCTGCAAAATAATCCTTTTCTAGTTCTGCTATTCTTTTTTTAATATCCGATACTTGTTCTACTTTCGGCTGAGTCTGAACAGGAGCAACTTGATGATCAATAAATCCATCCATAGGAGTTACTCCATCAAAACCACCTTGTGCATCTTTTTGTTCCAAATGAGCTCCTAATTTGCTCAATTGTTCCGGCGTAAGATTTACATTTCCCATAATTCATATCTCCTTCATATAAGAATATTGGTTTAATATAATAATGCACCAATTTGTTCAAAATTTAAGAGGTTATGAGGATAAATTCATATATTTTGTGACCTTCTTCTTCTATATACTTGAACTTTATCAAATTTTTCTTTTTTTCTGGTTAAACAAATAGTTGAATTTTGATATAAATATTCTCTTAATTTCAATAGATTATGACTTCCACTATATGATAATACTTTCACTATTGGATTTTTAGTCCGTAGATTAGAATATTTCATTTTATTAAATCCCAATTCATTAATAAAAATATCTTGGATACTATCTAAAAATTTGATAGGTGCTGCTATACAAAAACTTCCTTGAAGCTTATTTTCATTCTTCCGTAAAGAAATGGAAATACTACCATCACCATCAAAAAATCCTCTTATAAAATGAGAAATAAGATGCTTAGAAATAAATGTAGGAAAAATCAAAGAATATGTTTTATTTTGAAATAAACCTGCTTTCAGAAGATCTTGTGAAAGTTTTTTATTTGTTATAGAACAACCCAATTGATCACTCCATGTTGGATGTTTTATTTTAAAAGTTCTTTTTATAAGAGGTCCTGTATAATTAATAAAACTTTGAAATCCTTTTATAAGTTCAGAATCACATTCCTGCAAAAATATTTTAATTTCATTTTTAGAAATTACATGAGATCCATCTGCATAAAGTAATCCTAACCAATATGATTTTTCAGGAGTATCTATCTTTTCAAATATTGTCTCATTAATAGAATATTTCTGTTTTCTATGAGAATTATCTCGAGCAATAATCCCATTTCTTTTTAATAACCTACATATAGTACTACGAGAAACATAAAATAAATTAGATATTTCTGTTGAAGATTTCTTCTTATTTACATAAAGATCTATTATATTATCTTTATATTTTTCTATCAATGATTTCATTATGTATCTCCTTAGGGTACAGTTGCATTTACATTTAAAAAAGAGAGATCTCAATGAGATCTCTCTTTAAATTAATTCAGATTAGAATCATTTTATCCAATTAGGAACAGTAGCAGTAGATTTAACACCAACTGCAACAGCTCTTGGGTTCAGAATGGCTTGTCCAATCATTTCCCCAAACAGATAACCATACTGGAATTTGCCAAAGACAAATTGATCAGCAGGCAGCATTGTTAGAGAAATACGAACAGGCATTGCACCCAGGTAACGGCCTTCGGTAACGGCAAATACCATTCCCTCAGGAACCGATACGTTCTGAAGACCATTCTCGTCAACACCAGCAGACACGAAGATGTTAACACCCCAGATATTCGCAAAAATACCAGTCAGGAGAATGTCCCTGGAAGTGATTGGGTCATAATCCATGCTGTTGATATTCTTTTTGAAGTCTCCAAGCTCGGCACGATTCATGATGAATTTATCGCAAATCAGCCTGTGTCTTTCAACCTCGAATTGCAAGGTTTCAAGGATGGACTTATTGATTGAAGAGGTAATATTGATTTGAGAGTTTTCAATCGTTGCTGCTTGATAAAGCTGACGAAGTCCATTTCTATCCTCAGTGAGCATGATTTGGAATGTCGCTTTATCGTGGCTACGATCAACTATATCGTATTGCCTCTTAGCAATTTCAGCCATGTTGATTTTCAGGAACGAGGTTACCCAGAATTCAGGTGGGAACACACGATTTCCTTTCACAACACATTCTATAGTCTGACCATCTTCTTGTATGATAAGAGCCGTAACATTTACGTCCTTTTCATAAGATATGATCTGACCTTGTGCCACTTCATGGGTTTTGAAGACCTGGCGTATGAAACCTTCATAGTCCAGTCTATCCAGGATAAGAGGAATCATTTCTGCTCCGAATCTCATCCTTTCTTCTTCGTTGCCACCAAAAGCGGCTTCCATGATTCTTTGTTTCTCATCGAGTGAGTAGAAAGAACCAGATTTCTTATACTGTTCACGCAGGGAAGCAAACTTTTGTTGCTGAGTGATCATATCCTTATGATCATAAGCATTAAGTTGTCCTTTGCTGTCGAACATGTCTTCCTTAGATTCCTTAACGTTTCCGCTGGAATCTACACCACCATATGCCTTCGGATTCAGGAGTCTTTCATCATGCTGAACGGAGGCAACTTTTTTGATTTCTTTCTTTTCCATATTGTTAGCCCACATGTTTAGTTACCTCCTTATATCTTCAGCTTAAAGTGGAGCTCAGGATCTTCGGAGGTCGGAACTTTCGTTATTTGTCCGATTATCTTTGCACCAGCTGTGGCCGTAGGATATCCGTTCGCACTGATATAGACATTTCCGTTCAGAGCATAAGCAACGCCAGTCTCATAAACAAGAGTTGCAATGTCACCTTGGTCTTCCAAGGTAGCAGCTTTGCCAGAACCGAGGGTCTGATCAATTCCAACGAGATTTGGATCTTGATACAAGTAGCTGCAGAGCAGCGTGTTAGAAGCTGGAGAACCAGCAGTTACAGTACCGTTAGTTGTGCTAACAGTATAGGAACCTGTTACATCTACTCCACCACTTGTAAGAAGAACAGAACCTGTTTTAAGATTTGCATTGTTCAAATAAATCACTGTGGATGTATTTGGAGCAACGGCAAAAGTTTGACTCTCATCTACAACAGGCTTGTAGAAGCTGAGAGTTTTGTGACAATAGAAAAGTCCGATAAGACCAGTCGAAGTGGTATTATCAGCGACTTGAAGAACGGGTTTTCCGTTTACGTCTGCAGCCAGTTTTGCAACCATACCTGCGATAAAAGCAGCAGCTGGATCAACATCTCTCCATCCAGGGTTGTTTAGGCCAGACAGCCTACGCACGGAGTTAACGAGACCGTTCATACCAAGATCTGGAAGTATTGCCATGATCTCTTCCTCCTAATAAATTATTGAAAATAACATTTAAACATAGCCACGTTTCTTGGCTTGTTCTTGCCAGTATCTCTTATACGCCTCTTTTCTAGCATCTTTATCAGCTGCAAATCCACGGAGAGGTGCATCTTCAGTGCTGGCTTCTTTATCTCTGAATATCTCTTCTGTGTTCTCTACAGAACTAACAGCAGCAGTTTTCACTTGATATTCATCAACGAACTTAGCTATCTTAGTAAATTCATCGATGTCTTTAGTCATAAAGGTATCAAAAGCTTCTTTCATGACAGCTTTATGAGACTCTTCATAACCATCTATATAAGCATTATGTATGATTGCTTCAGCAAGCTCAGGATCAATTTCAGCTTCTGCCATATTTCTCCTAAGAGCTTCACGAAGTGGATCATCAATCATGCCTTTTAGTTGCTGACGAGCAGCAAGTTCAACGGAAAGACGAGCTTGATCCACAGCATTTTGAACACTGTGTTGACGAATTCTTTCAGCTACCTCAACAGAAACTTTCTTTTCTGGAGTAGATTTTCCTTCAGTCTTATAAGCAAGATCCTTCTGTCCAATATCACCATGATTCAAAGTTTCAAAATCTTTGTCTGTTACTGGCTGACCTTTAATCTCACTGTTAACAGTAGAAATAGTCTTCGCAGCAGTTTCAGCATTGATATTATCAACTGGGGGTATTGGTTTGATTTCTTTCTTAAAAGGATAAAGGTTAGCTTCTTTTTCAGAACGAAGTTCTTCGAGTTTAGCACGAACTTTGCGAATTAAAGATTCAACATCTATAGAAGACTTTTTATCTTCTTTGTCTTCTTTCTTATCTTCTTTCTTTTCGTCTTTGTCGTCTTTTTTCTCGTCTTTGTCTTCTTTCTTTTCAAATGGATTTTCTTTCTTTTCTTCCATAGCTGCTTTACCTTTTCCCTTTGGAATCTTGCTAAGAATTTCTTTATATGATTTTGGTCTGCTTCCAGTTAATTTCTTTTTAGCTTCAGCAACCACTTGACGAGCTTCTTGAATCTTAGCTGTAAGTTTTTCTGAAGTATCTTCGTCTTCTATTCCTTCAGCAGCTTTTTCTCCCTCACCAATAACATCCTTAGCTTCTCCAATTTCTTCCCCAAGCTCTTCTTCTTTTTCACCAACGGTTTCTTCACGAATTTCTTCAACATCCTCTTTTATTTCAGATACCATATTCTTAATTTCATCAACTGCATCCTTAACATCGCCAGAAGCACTTTCAGTTGCTTCGGCAGGACCTACTTCGGGTCCTCCCATTCCAGGGAGACCTTCAGGTCCAGCAGCTGGTCCACCAAGACCACCTGTCATGTCATCAGCAGCAAACTTAAGAGCTAAGAAACTTGCATATTTAAGTTTAGCGTCATCGTATTCCTTCATGCTTTTCTTGATCTTACGAATTACTGAAGATAACTTATTAATGATTTCTTGTGCATATTGTGCTGAATCTATAACAGCACCATCTTTCACTAGAACTTTACCCATAGAAGTTAAACCTCGCTTCTCTATTGTATCCAGATCTACATCTGTTAATTGCCTAGAATCATCAGAAGCCCCTACAGGAGGTAATCCCGCAGGAGGAGCTCCAGGAAAGGAAGGCATTGGACCACCAGGTGGATTTGCCATAGGACCTTGTGGTCCTCCTTTTTCTCCTTGAAGCTCTGTAATCTTCTTATGAATTAAATCTATAGTATCATTCACACCATCTTCTGAAATATGAGTTTTGATGGAATGAATCATGTT